GGTCCCACGCGACACGCCAAGCGAAGGGCCGACCCCCACCCCGGACCCCGGCAAAAGCGCGATGGCACCCCTTGCATGGCCAAGGGGCCGTTGTACCCTAACCAATGTCAATATATCCCCTCCCTTATGTCTTCGTCCGTATTCCGAAATATACTCCTCAATGTCGATATCTCCACAACACATGAATTCCCGGTGAATATGGGGTTGACTTCCCATCGTGTGCGTGGTACACTCGTGTCCATGTCCGAAATCCTAGACCCCTCCTCCATTGTTGATGTGACGGCGTTGGTGCCTGCATGCACTCAGGATGAAGAGACGTTCGCGCTGGCTGTTATTGAAGCTAATGGAAATATAGCGTCAGCGTATCGAATGGCGTTTGGGGATGACCTCTATCCCTTGGCGCGTGGAAAGCAGTTCTTGTGCCGTCCACAGGTGGCGCTCAAAATCAAAGAGTTGACGGACGCCATTCAGGACGCTAGTCTGATTTCAGTGGGCGCGCATTTACATGAGTTGGCGGATATACGTGACCTCGCGAAGGGAACCGGTCAGCTAAAAACTGCATTGGCGGCTGAACGTGCTCGCGGTGAAGCTGTCGGTATCTATCAGAAGCATGACGCTCAAAATAAGGGCAAGGGCACTGGTTCAGTGAACATCCAGATCAATATGGCGTCGAAGCACGACGTGAACATATGATATTGTGGTTCATTATTGGGTTGGTTACCATAGTTCCTATATACATATGGTTGATGAAGAATGTCTGAATTCAAACTCACTGCCAAGCAAAATGAAGCTCAAGCGATCATGGCTGGTGCTGCAACCCATGGTATGCTTTACGGTGGGTCCCGATCAGGAAAAACGTTCCTACACACACGCAATACCGTATTCCGCGCACTCAAGGCCGCTGATTCTCGGCATGCTATCCTCCGATTCCGTTTTAACCATCTTAAAGCCTCAGTAATCCTCGACACGTTCCCGAAAGTAATGAAGTTATGCTTTCCGGGCGTCGATTATGAACTGAGCAAAACGGATTGGTTTGCGACACTGCCGAACATGAGCCAAATATGGTTTGGCGGATTGGACGACAAAGAGCGGACTGAAAAGATTCTCGGGCAAGAATATGCGACAATGTACTTGAACGAGTGTTCACAGATCAATAAAGAGTCACGCGACATGGCGATGACCCGTTTAGCGCAGTTAGCTCCGCTAAGTGATGGCACGGGATTTTTGAAGCCCCGTGCTTTCTATGATTGTAATCCGACCAATAAGATGCATTGGTCTTACCGGATGTTCATTCAACGGGTAGACCCAGACACAAAACTCGCCCTACCGCACCCGGAAGATTACGTCTTTTGCAAGATGAATCCGGAAGACAATGCGGAAAACCTGAGCAGTCAGTACCTAGACACGTTGAACGCACTTAGCCCGCGTCTGCGTAAGCGCTTTTTACTCGGGGAATTTGCTGATGCTACACCAAATGCTCTTTTCACTGATGAATGTATTGATACTTGGCGCGTTATTGATGGTACTATGCCTGATATGGTCCGTATTGTTGTCGGAGTGGACCCGTCTGGGGCTGGTGATTCGGATAACGCTGATAATGACGCTATTGGGATTGCTGTTGGCGGCTTGGGAGTTGACGGGAATGCCTATCTTCTCGAAGATTGTACTATAAAAGCAGGTCCCAAGGTATGGGGAACAGTCGCAACCACTGCTTATGACCGTCACGAAGCAGATGTAATAGTTGGCGAGACTAATTACGGCGGTGCGATGGTGAATTTTGTGATTCAAACACAACGTCCACGGACCCCTTTTAAAACCGTTACGGCTACTCGCGGTAAGGCGGTGCGGGCAGAACCCTTTTCAGCACTTTATGAAAGTGGTAAAGTACGTCATGTAGGTGAATTTCCGGACCTCGAAGAAGAAATCACGCACTTCTCGACCAATGGCTACGTAGGTACAGGTTCTCCAAACCGGGCTGATGCGTGGTTTTGGGTATTAGCGGAATTGTTTCCGGGTATCGTGAAGGGCGCAAAAAAGGCTCATGACCCGGAAGATGATGTGTTTGAACATGAAGCTATGGATTGGATGGGTTAAAAATGTCAAAAGTAGAAATCAAAGATATGCCTGTGGGGGTTCGGTACTATGAAAATGCATCATGTAAAATACGCGTATGTACCGCTATACCTAATCAACTGCGCACAAAAACCCGCGAATTGCTCTCTCTAGATGTTCCAGAAAATCTCCGACGCCAAGGCATGGCCAAGGAACTCATGATGAATGTCTGTGATGAAGCGGATGCATGCGAAATGCTGTTGTTATTGTTCCCCGAGCCGTATGGATCCGGTGAGAAGATGGAGAAGGGCAAACTAATTGATTGGTATACCACTTTTGGATTCCAAGTGATTCAGGTAACACCCAAAGTCATGATGGCAAGAATGCCTCATTCAACCCCCGGCCCGTTCAAACCCAATTACGTAGGCCAAATCACAGATCGGAACATGAAATGAACGTAAATGGACTGCCTGAAAAGGGCAACACTACCTCCGATGATGACGGAAAGCAGCCGGTTGATGCTCAAGGCATTCTTGATGAAATCAAGAATCGTTTCAAGATGTGTGACAGTGCCGATGGTGACAATCGCAGCGAAGCATTGGATGATTTAGAGTTTTTGAAAGGCAATCAATGGCCCGAAAAACAGCGTAGGCAGCGTGAGAGCGAAGGACGCCCCTGCCTGACCATCAATAAGCTCCCCACCTTCCTCCAGCAAGTCACCAATGACCAGAGACAAAATCAATCGAGCATCAAAGTGTCTGCGGTGAGTGAAGATGCGGATGCTGACACGGCTGAAATCATTCAGGGAATGATACGACATGTCGAGTATGACTCGGCTGCTCCTGTTGCGTACGGTACGGCGGTTAACTCAGCTGCTGCTATTGGATTCGGATACTTCCGGATTGTTTCCGAGTACGAGAGTGATGATTCATTTGACCAAGTATTGAAAATCAAGCGTGTTCGGAACTCGTTCACTGTTTCGATGGACCCGGCCAGTACCGAGCCTGATGGAAGTGACCAGCAATACTGTATCATCAGTGAAAAGATGACCAAGGTGGAGTTCAAAGCCCGCCACCCAAATGCTCAGATAACTATCAATGGTTTTGACAATCGTTCCGTGGGGAATGGGGATAATCAAGAATGGATTTGGGAGGATATGGTCCGGGTTGCAGAATATTACCGCATCGAATTCACACCCGCGACTTTATATCAATTGGTGGATGGGAGCACGACTTTCGACAAACCACAGGATGAATCGCAGGTCAAAACAAAAAGGGAGAGTGTCAAGCGCAAAGTGATGTGGCGCAAGGTCACTCCTCTGGAAGTGTTGGAAGAGGTCGAGGTCAAGTGTAGATGGATTCCAGTGTTCCCGGTATATGGTACCGAAATTGACATCGACGGGAAGATTTACCGTGCTGGTTTGATTCGCAACGCGAAAGACCCGGCCATGATGTACAACTATTGGATGACTTCTGCGACTGAGGAGGTGTCCCTTCGTCCTAAAACTCCCTACATTGGTGCGGAAGGTACCTTCGAGGGCCATGAGTCTAAGTGGCGTCAAGCGAACAACCGCAGCTACCCCTATTTGGAATATAAGCCAACATCAGTAGACGGTCAACTGGTTCCTCCTCCTTCGCGCCAGCCCATGGTCGATGTTCCGGTCGGTGTTCTGGCCATGGCCAATCATGCTGCCGATAATGTCAAATCTACCACTGGTCTGTTCGATAGTTCACTCGGTGCTGCCGGGAATGCCCAGAGCGGTAAGCAAGAACTCGCACAGCAGCGTCAGGGTAATGTGGCCAACTTCCACTACACCGATAACCTGAACATCACTCTTCGTCATGCTGGTAAGTGTCTAATTGACATGATTCCGCACTATTATGATGCTCAGCGGGTTGTCCAGACTCGCGGTGAAGATGGCCAGTCCGATCATGCGGAAATCAATAAATGGGACCAAGTAGCGAAGAAGTTCGTGAATGATATTACGGTCGGGCAGTATGATGTTGCAGTTTCTGTCGGGCCTTCCTACGCTACTATGCGGGCAGAAGCTGCTGATGCGATGGTCCAGTTCGGTCAAAGCTGGCCGAAACTCATGGATATCGCGGGAGATAAGGTGGTCAAGGCTATGAACTGGCCCGGCGCTGAGGAGATTGCCGATCGCATTGAACGGACTATTCCTGACAACATCAAGAACGACCCGAAAGACCCAGATGCTCAACCTGCAATCCCACCACAGGCACAGCAGCAAATCCAACAACTCACTGAGCAGGTCAAACAACTCACTGAGGAAGCCGACAAAAACAAAGCCAGTATCGAAAGAGAAAATATTAAAGCGGAAGCAGCGCGAGAGGTTGCGCACATCACTTCTGAGGGCCGCAAAGATGTCGAAGAACTTTCAGGGTTGGTCAAGATTCTTATTGCAAAATTACCCGCCCCCCCGGTTCTTGCGCAGGACGTTGCAAAGGACATTACAGAGGATGACCAAGGAATGGGTGCACCGGCTCCCCAAGTAGCCCCCCCACCCCCTCAGCAGTCCTCAATGGATGAAGGCCAGATGAATGCGGTCCCACAGGGGGTTGACATGCCCCCTCAGATGTGATACACTCGCTCCCATGAACAAATTCCACGCCTTGAAGGACCTTAGCAAGGATTACGTGCACGTAGGAACAGCTTTACTTGTGGGCGATATCACAGGGCCGGAGTTCACTCAATGAGTGCTGAAGATACAGGTGCTTCAAGTGCCCCATCAGTAGCAACCCCTGCGGTCGAAGGACCAAAGGAGATATTCGTCGGTGGTCAGCAGACCAACTTATCTAATGCCCCAAAAGACGATGTTACAGATGTAACGCCAAAAAGCGATTCGAAATCCACAACTGAAACCAAAACCACTAATTCGAACAGCGATTCGGCTGATGGTGAGGACGGACAATCTCAACGTGATTCTAAGGGCCGTTTTAAAGGCGGAGTTCAAGATCGCATTGATGAATTGACCCGTTCTCGCCGTGAGGCGGAACGTGAGGCAGCTTATTGGCGTGCCCGTGCTACTGGACCAGATTCGGCGCAACCTCCGGCCCAAACAGCCGCTAAATCTCAGCCACCCGAGCCAAGTACGTTCAAGACTCAAGAGGAATATATCGACGTTCTGACTGACTATAAGTTGGAGCAGAAGCTTGCATCGAAAGACATCGAAGCGGCTCAGACAAAGGTTATCGAAACTCGTGCCCGATCTTGGCAAGAGAAGTTGGTAGCTGCACGTACTGAGATTCCCGATTTTGATGCGGTCCTGAACAATGCGGACTTCCAAGTAGCAAACCACATTACGGAAGCTCTATTTGAATCAGATCACGGCGCAAAGATTGCTCATCATCTTGCTCAAAACCCCGATGTTGTTGACAAGTTGAACGGAATGTCGCCTGCAAAGGCGGCTCTGGAATTGGGTAGGATTGAAGCTTCATTCGATAAAAAATCTCCTGAGTCAGTTGCTACGAATGCAGTGGAGCCTCGTATAACAAAAGCTCCGTCTCCGATCAAACCTGTTGGCGCTGGCCGTGCTACGACACCTTCTTTGGGCGATCTGCCTATGGAAGATTATGTCAAAGCTCGGAAAGCACAAGGGGCTGCTTGGGCACGGTAATCAAACCTCCAAGGAACCAAAATGTCTAATGTATTAGCAACTACCAGCGTTGTCGCCAAAGAAGCGGTGGCAATTCTGGAAAACATGCTCTCTTTCTCGGGCATGGTCAATCGTGATTGGGAAGACGAATTCACCCAGAACATGGAACGTGGATACGCCCCCGGTCAAACCATCAACATCAAGCGCCCTCCTCGTTATGTGTATCGTGACGGTCGTGTCGCGTCGCCTCAAGGCACTGTGGAATCCACCATTCCACTGACCTTGGCTCAAGGCGGCTGTGACTTGCAGTTCACTGCGAACGAACGTACTCTGTCCCTGACCAAGCTGGAAGATAAAATTCAAGCTGCTATGGCCACGGTAGCCAATGAAATCGATCGTCGCGGTCTGGACATAGCCCGTTTGACTTCGAACAATGTGATCGGTACTCCCGGCGTTGCGCCCAACACTCAACTATTGGCTTTGCAAGCCATCACTGGTCTGAATCAACGCATGGATGAAATGGGTGCCCCTCGTGACAAACGTCGCGGCCTTATTTTATCTCCCGCGCTGAACGCTCCAATGGTTGTCGGTATGGCTGGTATGTTCAACAGCCAAACCATCCTCGACAAGCAGATGAAGCAGGGTATGATGGTTGACTCATTGGGCTTGATGTATGCCATGGACCAAAACGTCCAGACTCATACCAACGGCACTGCTGTGGTAGGTACCAATACTGTCAACGGCGCTAGTCAGACAGGCGCAGCTATCACGGTTAATACTTTGAATGGTACGATTACCCGTGGTACGAAGATCACTTTTGCTAACGTATTTGCGGTCAATCCGCAATCTCGTCAATCGACTGGTACTCTGCAACAATTCACTGTGACTGCCGATGCTGCTGCATCCGCTACTACTTTGAATATCAGCCCCGCGATTGTAGCTTCTGGTGCATTCCAGAACGTTACTATCAGCCCCGCAAATAGTGCCGTGATCACGATCTTTGGTACTGCTTCCGGTAGCTATTCTTTCAACCCCGCATTCCATAAGGATGCGTTCACATTGGCCATGGTCCCAATGTGGGCACCCAAGGGTGGTAAAGGTGTGGTTGATGTCTCTCAGACTGAGTACAAAGGTTTCCGTTTGAAAGTCACGGAATTCTATGACGGCATGGGTGACGTTTCGATCATGCGTATCGACGTGTTGTATGGTTGGGCTTCACCATACCCCGAACTCAGTTGCGGTTACGCGCTGTAATAACCTCGGGGCTGTGACAGGACCCCGATTCTTTCCTTTAACTTCTGGAAACATCATGAAACAATTCTTTTCTCACCTCGTAGCAGTTGTACTGCTGTTTTTGGGTACCGTGGTCACCCGTGTTGCCCAGCCTACTCCCCGTTGGGTATCGCAAGGTGGTTTCGTTCTGCTGTCGCGTCCATATGGCGGTTATGCTGCTGGTACGATTGTCGAATTGCCGAAATCCACTGAGGACACGTTGATTGCTGCCGGTCAAGCGGTTACTAGTTCTGGACCTCCAACCCCCGGTGCTGTGACTACTACATTATCAGGTGGTGCGTGTGCTGTTGCTGCTGCTGCTTCATCTGTAGTTATCACGAATCCGCTAGTCACTGCGCAAACGTTGATTTATGCGGCGATCGCACAAGCCGTTGCTGATACGACCGCGTTTAACGTGACTCGTGTGGTGGCCGCAAACGGTTCGTTCACGATTTTCTTGAATGCCGCAACCACTGCAGCCGTGACTGTTGATTGGGCGATTCTCGCTCCTTTCGGCACTCTGTCTTCGCCTACCTAATTTAAAGGTAATAAGTAGGAGGCTGGAGTAATTCGGCCCCCTTTATTGTACTTAGGAGAATTTCATGTTCGAAATCCAAGAATACCCAAAGATGCTGTACCTCAACGGCGATGCGACCAAACAAAAAACGGTCAATTCTGTTGAAGAGGAAGAGGCGTCAGGTCCCGACTGGCTCGATGCCCCGGTGGACCCTGTCGCCGATACCGAGTAGTATCTCCGTGGCGCTCTGACTCTCGGTCCCCTGTATATATAGCCCGGACCCCCTAGAGCGCCTCGGAGAGCCTATCAGGAACACGAAATGCAAAAATTCTCTCAAGATATACAAGGTGTGTTCCGGGGGAATCTTACCCCTTTAGTCGGTGCGACGTGCAGTGTATATAATGCAGGTACATCGGTACTGGCTACCATTTACAGTGATAACGGGGTCACACTTTCACCTAATCCGTTCACTACCTCTAACACCGGAAATGCTGCGTTTTACGCTGCCGATGGTCGTTATGATATGACTGTGACTTCGCCCGGATATACGACGGTTACTTATTCTGACTTCATTCTTGAAGATACACGAGATAGTCTGACTTACACAGACACAGGCATTATTGCCTCATTCAGCAGTACGACAGCGGGTTACAACCAGTTAGTATTGCAGAACAAATCAGCTGCTACCAATGCCAGTACTAACTTAAATGTCAGTAATAATGTCGCATCGTCGGTTGCCGGATTTGTTGAGCTTGGTATTAATTCGAGCGCGTTCGCTGGTTCTGGGTCTTTTGGCCAGCCCAATTATGGTTACATCGCAGTTGCATCATCTGACCTAGTAGTCGGTACTTATAGCGCAGCAAATATTCGGTTTGTAGTGAATAGCGGTATCACAGACGCCATGCGTATTGCGATATCTGGAAGGGTCATAATCGCCCCTGACACTGCTGTTCCTGCGGGTGGTACGGCAGGATTAGGATTGACGATGTCCAGCACTGCTGATTTGGGTATATTTTTTGGGTCAGGTCTTCCGACTCTTGCAGCCGCTAAAGGTTCACTGTACTTGAGGACAGACGGTTCAAGCACCACTACTCGGATGTACATTAATACGAATGGTGCGTCCACATGGACTAACGTGGTCACAACAGCATGACAATCATACTCGCAAGCAGTTCAGATACGATCACCGCTTTGGAGTTGATTACCCGCTCCATGCGGTTGATCAATGCTATTGCGGCAGGTGAGGAACCAGAACCCGAAGATGCGAATGATGCATTACAAACTCTGAATGAAATGGTTGATGGCTGGTCTACACAGTCGTTGGCGGTATATGCTACGAACAATGACCAGTTCACCACAACCCCCGGTAAAGCTACATATACATACGGGATAGGTGGTGAGATCGACGCTCAACGTCCGGTGTTTGTTAATGATGCCTATTGTATCCGTAATGGTGTAACTACATACGTTCGGACCATCGATATTACTGAGTATAACATCATCCCTCTTAAGGGGACTTCTCAACCTCTGGTGGAACGGTTGATGTTTATCAACTTATATCCTTTGGCAGAAGTAACTCTATGGCCCGTCCCCTCTGAATCTGTCACAATTGGCATCACCGCTGGTCGAGTAATGACCCGTGTGGAAGGCTTGCAGACTAAAATCATATTACCTCCCGGCTACCTCCGAGCGTTGCGATACAATCTAGCAGTAGACTTATGGCCAGAATATTCAAACAAGCTTACCGATATCACGCAAATCCGTCAAATCGCGAACAAGTCGCTCGGCAATATTAAAGTCACAAATGTTGACAACGCCGAAATGGATTATTCCAGCGTTCCCATGGTGGAAACTGGACGTAGCTGGGATTGGAGGACTAGTTCATGACTGAATTGGTCGGATTTATTGGTAGTTCACATGTTGATCGGTCTTTACCGTTCGATGCACAGCGCTGTATCAATCTGTTTCCATCAGTGGCGGCCAGTGGCACTGCCAAATCTGCTGCCAAACTGGTGTCTTGTCCCGGATTGAAGCTTTGGGCGAATAAATCCAGTGAGAACCAGCAAGGTGTTCGTGGGATTTTGGTATTTGATGATAATTCCATGTTCGTGGTCATGTCAACCAAAGTTTATCGGTATGACGTCGGTGGTACAGCAATATTGATTGGTACTGTACCATTTGGTACTGGCCCGGTGGCTATGGAAACCAATGGGATCACTATTTTCGCCAGTGCAGGTTCTATCGCTTGGGTCATCAACCCAGCGGCCAATACTCTCACCACTTACACTGATATTTCTTTCACTGGTGCTACTGGTATTGGATTTATTAATGGTCAGTATGTGTTCAATCAGCCCGGCACATCCAAGTTCTGGGTTATGGATGCTTATTCCACAATTTTGAATCCTCTAAATTTCGCTACTGCTGAGGGTTCCCCGGATGGTTTGGTCACGCTGGTGGTTAATCATCAAGAAGTTTGGTTGTTTGGTCAGTCTACTATTGAAGTGTGGACCGGTGATGGTACAGCTGGATTCGGTTACAGTCGTGTGCCCGGTGTGTTTATCGAGCAGGGCTGTGTGGCCCCCTATAGTGCTACGAAAATCGTCGATTCGATCTTCTGGCTCTCGTCCAATAGAAATGGTGAGGGGCTAGTATTCCGCACTATGGGATACGGAATCAAGCAAATCAGTAATTCGTCATTAGAACAAGCGATCGCAAAATATGCAGTCATTTCTGATGCAGTTGCATATACTTACCAGCAAGAAGGTCATTTCTTTTATGTTTTATCCTTCCCGACTCAAGGTGTCACGTGGGTTTACGACACCGTTACAGACACATGGCACCAAAGGGCATGGAAAAAAGAAAATGGTCAGTTCGATCGTCATCGGGGAAATTGTCATGGCTTCTTTAACCGGAAAAACATTGTCGGTGATTGGCAAAATGGTAAGTTATATGTGCTGGATACCACCACGTTCGATGATGACGGAACGCCGTTAGTTCGGCTTCGTTCTTCGCCTTACATTGCAGCACAAAACACCCGAATTCCTCACATGTCCATTCAATTCGACATGGAAGTGGGTATTGGCCTGCAAGAAGGTCAGGGGTCTGATCCTATGGCTATGCTTCGCTGGTCAGATGATGGTGGCAAGACTTGGAGCAATCAGCGGTCACGGAAGATCGGTAAGACCGGTAAGTATGAGAGTCGTGTGCGGTTCACCCGCCTAGGTCAATCCCGGACCCGTGTTTACGAGCTGTCAATATCGGACCCTATCTCGGTCACGATTTATGCGGCGAATATGAATGTCGAATAATACCAACCTTAACATTTCTGCCAACACCCCTGCTCTAGATGGTGTTGATAACATCGATTCGCGCTTTGCTCGAAGTTGGTATGGTTTTTTTGTAACACTTGCTCAGAAAGTCAGGATACTGGATGGCGGTGAGTCGACTTCGGCCACGGCGGGGGTTGCGTCTGCATTACCTGTTACACCTGCTGGGTACCTGACAATCATTGACAGTACAGGGGCAGATAAAAAAGTTCCGTACTACAACCCATGAAAAATTTTCAACGTCTCACAACCGGGATGGACGTCAAACCATTAATGTTAGCTGTCGCTCGTCGCCCAGAACTCTGGAAAGAGGACACATATTTACGTGATTATCCTCAGGGTCCGTTCAAGATGATTGAGTCAATCATGTTACGATTCCCGGTCAAATCGGTATGTGAGACTGAGGCTGAATTGCAAGATCATCTGAGCAAGTATGACCAACACGAGAATGTTGACTATCCGGCATATAAGCTGCTCACTGAGGCTCGTCCGATAGTGATGAATTTGATGCACTATGTGGGTGGTGAACGTCTGGGTCGGGTCATGATTAACAAGATCGCTCCCGGTGGAATGATTTTCCCTCACGCAGATACCCCCGAACATGCCGAATACTATAGTCGTTTTCATGTTGTTCTACAGAGCACACTTGGCTGTCGTTTTCGTGCAGGAGACGAAGTAGTGCATATGGGTACTGGCGAAGTATGGTGGTTCGATAACAAGCAAGAACATGAAGTGGTGAATGAGGGGACAGATGACCGAATTCACATGATAGTTGACATTAGGACATCCCGGTAATGGATATTCAATTAGAAAGTTTTGAAGAGCGGTTAGAGGAGTTGCAGACTCTTCTGCCCCTCCATTACCGGGAATTGGCGCTAAACCAAGACAAGGTACCACTGTCTCCTCTTTACGATATTTATATTCAGCGTGAACGTCTGGGCCAGTTAATTTTTATGACAATGCGCCAAGATAGTGAACTGGTTGGGTACTTCATCGGGTTTATTGCTCCCGGCCTCCATTATAGTACGTGCCTCACTTGCACGATGGATATTTTTTTCATTCGGCCAGATATCCGAGGATCAGGTTTACCGGGACTTAAATTGTTCCGAGCCTTGGAAAAAGAATTAAAACAGCGGGGAGTACATCGCTGGTTCGTTGGGTCAAAAGCTAAAGCTGATGCCAGCGCGTTATTTGAGCGATTAGACTTTGAAAAAGTCGAAGTCTATTACTCTAAATGGATTGGGGATTGATATGGTAGCAGCAGCAGTAATTGGATCAGCAGTAGTTGGTGGCATGGTGTCGAGCGCCTCCGCACGGCAAGCTACATCTGCTCAAACAGACGCAGCAAATAAGGCATCAGCGGCACAAATTACTGGTGCTCGTGAAGCAGGTGCAGCACTTGAAACAGCATCTACCACTGCTACCGGTCAGCAAAAGACAGGTTTAACTGCTGCAACCGCGATCAAAAACGCGGGTATCGATACCGCTCAAGAGCAGAACCGTACTGGAATCGTACGGGGAGCAGAAGCTCAGATCATTGAGGCTCAAGAGGCACAACGTACTCTTGATGCTGCTATTGCTACTGGCTCTCAACAACAGATTGACGCCGCGAAAGCAGCATTGGTAACGAAAACTGATTATGCTAATCAAGCGATTGCGGCTGCTCAAGCTGGTGCTGCTCAAGCTGGTCGAATAGCGGACAGTCATGCAGCAGATGCGAATTCCACAGTACGAGGATTGTTGGGCGAGACTCGTGCTGATCTTGACCCATATATGACTGCTGGTAAGAATGCCACGCAAATGATGGATACAGGTAACCAACCCGGGGGAGAGTTCCATAACTTCACCAATACAGATTTCGTCAAGGACCCCGGCTATCAATTCCGGATGGACGAGGGGTTGGGTGGTGTCAGTAATAGCGCTGCCGCTCGAGGTGGGTTGTTATCTGGTAACACATTGAAAGCACTGACTCAGTACGGCCAGAATTATGCGTCTAATGAATTTGATAAGGCATATGGCCGTTATACCACTGACCAAAATAACCGCTTTTCGCGTTTGAGTAGCTTGGCTGATCGTGGACTCACAGCAACAGGCACTATGGCCAACGCCAATAACCAAGCCGGTCAAACGATGTCGAACAATACGATGCAAGCTGCGACTATCGGTGGAAATGCCGCTTCGAGTGCAGGTCAATTTGCTGGTGCTACCCTCAACAATCTCGGTACTTACGCCGGTGATACGGGTAAGGAAATCGGTAATATCCAAGGCACCGCTACTCTAAATACTGGCAAAACTCGGGCCGATACTTTGAATGGTATCGGTACTGTGGCCAATAATACATATAGGGATGTAGCTTCGAATGAAGTAGCTGGTACAAATGCTCATACTGCCGCAAATGCTGATTACGCCAGCAACTCAGCCAATATCGATGCTAACAGCACCTTGGCGATCGGCAACGCTCGGGCGGCTGCGGCTACTGGTGTAGGCACGGCTACTGCTACTGGTGCACTCAACATAGGTAACGCCGCAGCCGCAGGTGCTACCACGCAAGGTCAGATTTTCAACAATGCTCTCGGTAAAGCAACTAATGCCTTTACCAGCTTCCAAGCTCTTAATGGTCCGGGAGCCGGGACCACACCATATATTGATGCCAATGGCCAAATGGTATACCCCAAGAAGACTTAAGGACTGAACATGCCCGAACTCGATCCACGATTAATTCTTGCTAATGGGCAAGATACTATGGGCCTGAACAGTGTTGGTCAGGTCTACGACGACGCCTCTAAGATTCAATTGCATCGTGAGACAATGCAAAAAGCTCAGCAAGCGAATGCCGATCAGGTAGCCACACGTGAAGCATATCGTCGTGCAACCAAAGCAGATGGTAGCATCGATCAAGGTATTTTACTTTCATCGTTGGCACAGTTGAATGCCGGTAGTGTCATCCCTAGCATTCAAAAAGCAAACCTCGAGACTCGTAAAACTCAAGGTGAAATTGACTACAAAGATGCTGAAACCAAGGCCAAAGTAACCGACACACTCTACAATGGATTAAAGCAAGCGGACAATTCTATCGCTTCTCTGCTGGCGAAATCAGATGTTAATGAACTGGATGTGTACGGGGAAGTCGGTCGGCTTGTGAAAATAGGAGCATTTGACGCGCAAGCGCAGCATGTAGGTAAATCTCCTGACGATTTTGCCAGAGACATGCTTTCTACTTTGCCTGTCGGAAATCCAGAGGCTCTGCGCAACTGGCTCACACAGGCCGGTGCTCGGACCATGGATGCCACGAAACGTATTGAAATGTCAGTACCGAAATATGATGAACAGAATCGTGGTGGCACGATTAACCAAGGCACGGTCAATCAATGGATCGGTCAACGTACAGAGGGTGCGGGTCCTGCGAATAATATCGTGCCAACTGCAGACCCAAATGCGGTTCTCAAATCCAAGACTGATTATGGTATTGCCGGTATTGTTGATAATCGGGCACGTGAAACAAATGATATCAACCGTGAAGCGTCTCAAACCCAAATTGTTGATGGTCCGAATGGTCCGAATCTTGTCAATAAGTCCACGGGTCTTGCTCGGCCTGTGGCTACGACTGATGGTTCGCCTCTTCTAAACAAGGATTCGGTTATTGCCAAGAACGCTCGATTAGCTGATACTCTAACCGGACAAATTGGGCAAGCCCGTACATTGCTGAAAAAAGCTACGGGGTCAGGCGCGGGAAAGATGATAGACACGGCTGGTAACTTCGTCGGTTTGTCCACTGATGGCGCAGATGCTGCTGCTCAATTGGAAACTTTGAGCGGATGGATGACATCCAACGTTCCCCGTTTCGAAGGACCACAGTCTGATAAGGACACGGGCACATACCAAATCATGGCGGCTCGTGTTGGTGACCGTTCAGTTCCCGTATCCCAACGTTCGGCTGCTTTAGATATAGTTGAGCAACTCATGGCTAAATATAGTGGGAAGCCCGGCACAGCCCCTGCGGGTATGGTAGTACCGGCACCCCCGCCAGCGGGGTCGGGACCCATGCTGGCGCGGCCTCAGCGGGGCGGTAGCTATCAGGGTAGGACTCCTATCGGATCGCGCCCCGGACAGCAGCCTCCGAGCATTGATTCTTTCTTCAAGTCATAACATGCCAAACATCCAATTTGATGTCGAAGGTGCTCGTCAGCATTATAGTGACGACCAAATCGCGGATGCGCTCGCTCAAAAGGCAAACTTTGACGCAACAGGTGCTCGGTCGGCTGGTTACAAAAGTATCGACATCATTAACCGGTTGGTTGCCCCTAAACAAACGTCATCCCCTACCCCGGTTCTTCAAGATAACATCGGTAAGATGGACGATAATGGCGCAATTGACGCGGCAGTTGTTGGTGCCGGTCGAACGGTAGATCGTATTGGTAAAGGCATGAAACAGCTGTGGTATGGTATCACCAATAATGACAAAGCCGCTGCTGACTTGAAGATGGAAGCGGACGAGGATAACAAGCAGTATGCTAAGTTACAAGAACAACATCCGGTCACCACAGCTATCGGAGAATCTCTACCTTCGATGGCCATACCTATCGGCGCACCTGCTACTACCCTCGCGACTGCTGGCCGGATGGTTGCTGCATCTGCAATACCTGCTGCTTTGGAGTATGGAAGCACGGAAGAACGGACCAAAAATGCCACCGGCGCTGCAACGGGAGCAGTGGTCGGTGGTGTATTGGTACCTAAGGCGGCTGGTGCTGCATATCAAGCTGGAAAGAACACACTTCGTTCAATGGTTGGCGACGTGACCCCAGAGGCGATTGCTTTAGCCCAAAAAGCAGAGGCGGCAGGAATCAAAGTCAATGCTGCTCAACTCGGGGACAGCAAATTCCTCAAGACATTGGCGTCAGCCTTGGAGCAGATGCCCTTCACTGGTGCAGCCCAAACAGCTTCCAAGCAACGAGGCGACTTCACTCGTGCCGTGTCCAAGACATTTGGCGATGACGTCGATAAGATCACTCCGGAAGTTTATGCCCGGAACCGTACTCGTCTCGGCCAATCATTCGATGACTTGTCGATGCGTAACACACTGAATCTGGACCGCACCACATTAGATCGTCTAGACAATACACTCAATGAGGCACGGCAATTTGGTGATGACGGAACCATTCGTGCCGTTGAAAATCTCTATAATCGCGTTATTCGTCAATCAGAGGCGACAGCTAAAGAGGTACCATCAGCCTTTGAGGGAATTCCGGCTCACAGGACATTTGTTGAAATCCCCGGTGCGGCTTATTCGTCGATGGATAAATCCATGGGCGAAATCATCAAAGCTGGTGGTGAAAAAGGCAATTACGTTAAACAGATGCAGCTGGCACTTCGCGAAGCGATGGATCGTTCAATCAGTCCTGCCGATAAAGAGACGTGGAATCAGACTCGCACTCAATATAAAAATTTGAAAGCGATTCGGGACGTTGTATCTCGTGATGCCGCTGACGGTAACGTACCCCCAACAACGCTGATGAATGCTTTGAACAGTACAGAGGCGGGCAAGGAGGCAATGGCCATGGGGAACCGCGGTGGATTAGGTGATTTGGGACGTATCGGACGCCAATTCGTCCGGGACCAAGTACCGAACTCTGGTACTGCTCAACGTGCAATCGCCATGGGTCTGATTGGTGGTGGTGGATATGCTTTCGGGGCAGAACCTTCACAGATCGCTGGAATGATGGCCGGAGGCGCGACTGCTGGCCGTGTACTGAATAAAGTGTTGAATAATCCAAATGTCGTCGCTTCTCTCGGCAAACAAGGCATGACAGTAGCGGACCTTGTTAAATTACCGCCGCCTACCATCGCTCGAATCCTTGGTGGCATCACTGGTGTAACAATCGCTGAATCTAAAAACGGGAATTAAAATATGGCAAGCATTCTACCTACTGGTAAACAGGTTTATCTTGATAACGCTGGTGTACCACTCGTTGGGGGTAAAGTATATACTTATGCCGCAGGTACATCCACACTAAAAGCGACATATCAAGATCAGGCGGGTTTGATCCCTAATGCGAATCCAGTTGTTTTGAACACTCGCGGTGAAGCATTGATTTTTTGGTCAGGTGCTTATAAGATCGTTCTCAAGGATTCACTAGACAACATTATTTGGTCTGTGGACAACGTGGTCGAAGGGGGGGATGCTAGTATCATTACAGGTTCTACCGGCTCTTTGGCTCTTCCTACCGGAACTACTGCTCAACGGGATGTCAGTCCTAGTCCCGGATATCTACGGTTCAATAACGAACTAGTACAACTTGAATGCTACTATCCTTCTGGGTGGAAAGGTATCCAAGAAATGTTGGTATCAGGAACCAACATCAAAACTGTGGGTGGTGTGACCTTGTTGGGGGCTGGGGATATCCCAACTCCTGATACAGTTCGTATAGATGTCGCGTCCACTGGAACCGTTGACTTGACTGTTGCAGGACCTGTAGCAACACGCAACATTAATATTACTGGCGTCACTACGATCACTGGATTTATAATCACAACAGGTAAGTTATACTTCGTTCGTTTTGCAGGTGCGTTGACTTTGACTGATTCGGCGAACCTCGTCACACAACGTGGAGCTAATATTATCACGGGAGCGGGTGATACTTGTATATTGCGGGCCACTGCCGCGAATACGGTCGAAATCTTGAATTACACCGTTGCGATCGGTAATTCATTTATTTCTGGCCAAGGCGGCCAAACCATCACTGGCAATATCACTCTCACAGCCTTCAGCAGCGCAGCGATCACCGTCACCCCTACTGCTCCCGGTTCATATGTGACCCTTCCTGATGCGACAACTTGCTCTACTGCGGACAACCTCTTTTCCGTCTATAACGCAGGCGACTACGACTACGGCGTAAAAGACTCCGCAGGCACACAGCTAGGCTGGGTACGCGCACGTACAGGAGCAATGATTGGACTGTCCGACAAATCCACAGCAGCGGGTATCTGGGCTTACTACGGACTTGAGAAAACAGGCATCACAGCCTCTTACATCAACCCCACGCTGGCGAACATGGGTAACACCATTCGGCGTATTGCGCTGGATGCAACCCGCACTTGCTTCCTGTTTGGCGGTACGGACTGCTATGCGATTGTGTATGACGCATCGACGCAGACGTGGGGCAGTGCTACGTTGGTGAGGGCATCAATTGCGAGTGGTGCATTCTTGGGTGTGTTGAGTGCGACAAATCAGGTGTTGGTTTGTTCCAATGATTCCACCACTGGAATGTCCACAGTTACCCTGACCATCAGCGGTACTACGGTAACGGTGAATGCACCCATAAGTACAACCTTAGCGGGCAACTGGTCGTCATACGGACAGCTCATTCCGGTAAGCACTTCATGGGTACTGAGCTATGGACGAGCCACGAACATCAGCGGCATCCGCGCCATATCCGTTGCAGGAACTGTTCCTACTGTTGGCGCTGAAACTGCTGTGGCTTCTAGTTTTGCGATTGGCGTAACACTGTTTGCATCTGGCGCTGTAGTGCGGACGCTCGGCTGGAATGGATCGACAACCATCAATTGCATCCCTTATACGCTTTCGGCAGGTACTACCCTCACTGTTGGTACACAGGCAACAGCGGTGGCAACGTCGGCGCCCTTCCGCGCCTTCCTCAACGGCAACGGCAACATCGTCTGCCACTACATCAACACCACGCACTTCGCCACTGTATTTAAGCTGACGGGTACGGTGGAGGCGGCGAGTAGTGTGAGTTTGGGGACTGCTCCAACAAGCGTATCACTCAGGCAGAT